CTCTGAGGCTCCATTGTCTGCATCCCACCCAACAAAGGGTATTTCGCAGTGGAGTTTGGTCCTCACGGACATAGGGTTGTTTTTACAAGCAACCAGCTTGACATCAAAGAATGTTGACAACTACTCCAGGAAGTCCAATTTGTTAGTTAATTCTAACATAAGGCTATGTAGAGCCTCGGAAACAATTCCGGACTCTCGACCTGGTGAAGAAATCGAAGCGGTCTCTGAAGGTTTTTCTCCTTCAGAAGAGGATGGATCATCCTCAAAGGGAACTCCCTCATTAATTTGAGGTATGTACTCTTTACCGTTCAGGTAAACCAGATAACCTATAGCATATAGGTAATCCGGTTGCGCCATTAGAGGAGTCCACGGAAGTTTTTCCGGTGGACCATCTTGTGGCTTACCAAACATTGCGGCAGCATACTGTCCCCACTTTGGTAAGTGAGTTAAGACGAAAGACTCGCCTTTTTCTTGTATCAAAGCTTTGATTGCAGCCAGTGGAGGAGGCCCAGCAGGTCGTTTAAGACCATAATCTGTTTCTTCTTCATTACTGTAATTTAAGAGCATAGCTCTCAAAGCTGATGAATCGTTTCTGGCGAACATTTTGGTTATTAGTTCAATTCCAGTGGACACGACCACCTGTCGCATTGTTTCAATTTCTTTGTCACTTCTCATGATTCGTTTAAGCACATCAAGTGGACTCTCTATCAAATTTCTTGAAGGAGTTTCCACTTTGGCCAACTTGTCCTGAGTTCGTTGGGGTAGGTCGATTATCTCTCGATATCGATCCACCTCATCTAAAAGTTTCATTAAGTCCTCTAATTCTAGGGATCTTAACTTACTTTCAGACTTCACCGCGTGTAATTTATCCCAAACCAATACGAGTTTCTCGTATTGTTGTTGGAATAACAGGCAGTAAACCGGATGAACCAGTTTACCAACTGGCGAGAGTCTCGCATAGACTCCAGGTCGCAGAGAAAAGGCCCCTTCGGATTCCAATTGATCTAATAAGATCTTTTGGCCCTCCGGGGAGAATGCCAATAACATGGTTATTAGCGTCTTAGCTAACACCTTAGCATCCTTTTCAGGATTCAAGGCTGTAGATCCCCAGGCATATGAAATTATGGTTTTAGCCAACCCTTGTTTAAGGGCGAAGGCATCCGCATTCATAGCCACGTATCTTGAAGAAGCCAACCGAATGGTTACGGCTTTCCCTTCATGATATAACTCAGCAATAGCTTGAGTTAGGGCAGTATAATTGGCGTTTTGGTTTAAAGCGTCAAAAATACTTAATCTACCGTTAGTTACCTCAACAAATGTATTGTAGAGCTCCTTAAGTCTAAATAAGCCTTTATTCGAGAACATAGTTCCGATTGTAAGCATTAGAAGATTAGGAGATCCAGCAGTATATTTGGACTCTCTAGAAAGGGTTGTAAGGTATTTAATTACACCTTTATGGGGTATTCGCTTAGCTAAAAGAGCAAAAGCGATACCCGCCCTTCCCATTGCTGTAGGTTGAGCCATGAACATGGCCCAAGAGACAGCAGCGACATGCATCCCGTTGTGTCCGGTTACTTTGGCAAACTCAAAAGTCTTATTTTTTGAAATAACACTTTTTGACAAATTGATAGGAACTCCAATGAATTCCATCAAAGCCAAATACTCGTGGGCAACATTCTCTTCAAAGAAGACAATGTCGTCACCAAGTACTTCGTAACCGGAATACCAACCATCCTTCCAGAATCCGTGAGGATCATGGAAGTCTGGGCCAGCTGCCAATCTGGCCCGCCATGCAGCATCTTGTGCGAGCATGTGGTGAGTAACCGCAAGCATCGCCCAAGACGACAGTGCACCCATGGGTTGTCCAACTGAGTATTTGTATTTACCAGTTGCCTCCGGGAACTCTTTGTGACCATTCAGGCCATACTCTCTATTTACTAGAAGAGCGGCCCAAAGCTCACCAAGTCCTGGGAGGAGGGCATTAATGATAGCAATTTGCATTTTTAAAGGGAGTCTATCAGTTGCGGCCGTTAGGTCATAACCGAAAGATTTCCCAGTAAGTGCAACCTTGGTCATACATCTCCTTACGGAGGCGTTTTGATCAAAAGTACCATCATTAATCACTGTCTTCAACCATCCAAACAACCCGTTATGGATTGGTCGAAGAACAGCTTGATCCCAAACTGTAACCATGGCAAACACCCTTACTTTACCTGCGGCTTCCTTTTTTAAAGAAAGTTTCCCGACAGGCAAATCTCCAAAGAGCGCATAATATGCATCCCCAGTAATGGGTAGCATATTTTTACATTCTTTAAGACTATCTCTGATTGTCAGAGCTAGTCGGAGAAGAACAGTTTGTTTCGTTTGAAGCAAAAAGTTCAGAAGGGTTGTTAATTGGCCGGCTCGCGCAAGCGCGTCGATATCACTTATTAGGCCCAACCAGGATACCTTAGCGGTACTTGAAGCGGCTTCTAATAAGGGAACAGCCTGAATTCCAGGTCTGTTCACAGCATAGGCATTCGAGACTCGGTCCCCAACCTCACTAAAAACAAATTTCGATTTAGGAATTAATTGTATTAATTCTTGAGCGACTTGTTCAATATTTGAGATTGGAACGGTAAGTGAATCTGTGATGGTGTTTAATTTTAACTTTCCTGGTATAGATATTACTCTATACACAGAATAAAGTGTTAACCACCATCGGATCACAGAACCACTACCGTTGATTAAAATCAACCGTCTATCTCTCACCGGAATCCATTTAGGGAGTCCAGTGTTTGATAATCTCGGATATGGAAGATCCGCATCTAGTTGATTAAGACTAGATACCGGAGTACCAGCAAGCGATTTTTGAATTGCTAACTGGGACGCCTTGAGATACTTCACAACATACACGTGACCGTGTCGTCTGGACATTATATCCAGATGAACCCGAAAAGCGTTAAGTTGTCGAATTCTTGAGAGGTATTTCCCTTTTGCAGTAAAAACGGCTCCGAAAATTCGGAAACCAACTTTACTGAAAAGGTTAGCCAAGGTAGGAATTCCCTTTCGGGCTTTCCCCCTTAGCAGAGATACCAGCGTTCCTCTCTTAGCAATAACTCTAAAAAAGTTGTCAGTGACTCTCTTCGAACCAAGTTTAATTGGTTTTGGAGAAAGTCGTGTGTCAAGGCTGATATTTCCAGCATCCCGTGATTTGCTTGAAGTTGAAAACATTCTCTTTCGATTGTTTAAACCTCCAGATCGCGGCCCGTTGGATTTTACACCATTGGGGCCACTAGTTTCCGATGCTTCCACAAATCTCACTAGAGATCTGACGAGTCTTCTCGTTAGTGGAAGGTACTTATATACAGCAAGAATCAGTCTTAATACCATTAAGAAAGAGCAAAGCCCTAAATAATAGTATATAGGCAGATTAATGCCATACATTATGAACGCTTCCAATCCAAGATAATGAATCAAGGCGAGGAGGGCAGAAATAAGTATTAGTGTAAAGATCATGGTAAATATAGGACATCTTCAGTGTCTCAACGCCCTTGGGCGGTCCGTGACCCCAGGTCGTTCTCCTTGGAGAACTTCCCGACTACCTGCATACTTTGCAGGACCAGTATAGCATGTTATTGCGCTCTCACGAGCCTGGCATCGCTTTGGTCGTCACAGTTCAATGAACCTGAAGAACCGCCTTTAGGTCAACCCCTCATGAGGGACGTTGACTTAAAGAATGTTTTCCCAGATCCAGCCAATCTTATGTTTTCACAACTGGTTTTGTCGTGCACTCCTGTACGTGAGCTCCCCTTATTAGGGATCATAGCTTTCTCAGGTTATACATGACGCCAGTGCTACTCTTGGTCGGCCTGAATCCAGGCTGCGCTTTCGCGCAGGGAGATTTCATTTTCCCCTTCCACTATATGCCGTGGAACATAGACACATTTTGATGTGCAATAGTAGTCATAAAGGGCATACGCGTCTGTGCTAAGGTTTCACCTTAGATACATCCGTCACCCGGACACTCGGCTCATTATATCTCACGATATATTCAATTAGTCGTACTATTGCACCGCCAACTGATCAAAAATCCAGGTAAGGGTTTACCCACCCTTCTTCCTGCCTACCACTTTTACCCCTTGCAAGTTTTCTTAGTTATGACGCCCGAAGGCATTCATCCATGAATGGCCAGATGGTTAGTCTGATCCAAGAAAGCGTGGAGGGCTGGTAAGAAGGAGTCCGAATGTTTGTATTTTCAATCATTTGGCCTCTTTCGAGCTAGCTAGGGTAATAAACACCTTCCATCGTCCGGTTAAACCGGCGGAAAGGTACTAAAAGCCCTCAAGCTATCCCCGTTGGGTGGTCCTTAGAAAACCACTCCAGCGACGGGTCGCTGATCCTTAGCAAGTATGTAACTATATAGCATAGTTCCAGCATCACCTCTTCCCAGAGGCGCTGGCATGCCATAGTTGACAATACTCAGATCATTCTGCGTATTGTCCAGATTCACATACGTGAATCTAAACAGGTCCGCAAGGCTTGCATAAAGCCCCAGAGATTCCTGCGCGTAATCCCCTCCCTCTTCTAAGAAGAGAAGG